TGCCGATCCTCTGCTTAAATTAAAAGTGGGGGTGCGTGTCCTGCTCACTGTGAATGATCCAGATGGACAATATGTAAATGGTGATCGGGGTGTAGTGGTGTAATGGTACAAGGGTCAATTTACTTCACTCGAGAAGAATACGAAAAACGTAAAAGTCAGAAGCATAGCTCAGTTGGTTAGAGCGCATCACTCATAATGATGAGGTCGGTGGTTCGAATCCACCTGCTTCTACCAATTTAGGAATTTAGTCATGAATGGCTTATTTAATGATAAATTTGAAAATGAACATAAAATCCAAGTTGGTGCTGGTGTAATTTGCAGTGTAAAAGGTCGTCGATTCAAATATTTGATTATTACTCTATCTGATAATGAAATCGGTATTCTTGCATTACCTACTTTCAGACTAGTATCTAAAGCTAAAGTTTCTGATCCCCATTTTCTGACAAAACTTGAATTTATTACTTTAGTTCATTTTACAAAAACAAACATAAATGACTGGCATTTTAGTATTGCGCGGTTGGCTGAGTGATTTAGGCGCAGGATTGCAAATCCTGTTCACGTCGGTTTGAATCCGACACCGTGCTCCAACCTTTTAGGATGATGTTATGGAATATGATTGGCATCCAGTTCACCCACATAATGAACAATCAGAGCCACCTAAATCAAAATTTAATGAAACATGTGGTTGTGGTAAGCCATCCACATATCAGACCCGTGATGGTCGCGGAGCATGTAATAAACACATGCGTTGTCCATCATATGAGGGGCTGGTTCAAGCCAATAAAGATTTGTCCCATGATTTTTTAAAATTATTATCGGCTTCTAAAAACATCACATTATTCCGTGAAGGGACAGAACAATATAATGAAGCTTTTTGTGTGATTGAAGAGTATTTAAAGGGGAATGTATGAAAATCTTATACTTCGATCTGGATGGGCTTCTTGCTGATATGGACGGTCGGGTTGAAGAGATAACTGGACACAAGATTAATGAGCTCGACCAAAAACAGTTTTGGAAAACTGTCAGTAAGACCAAAGACTTCTTCAGAAACCTAGATCCATTCCCTTTGGCTGATGTAGTGCGAAATACCCTACTTCACTCTGAATTCGCTGATCGAATTCATGTTTTAACATCATCTGGAAGCAATTTTGAAGAGGTTGCACCACAGAAGATTGCATGGGCAGTAAACAATCTAGGTATCAGTAAAGATAAAATCCATGTGGTCACTTCTGGGGTATGTAAATCTTTTTGGGCTACATCTAATTCCATATTAATCGATGACACTGAAAAAGTCATTACTGCGTGGGTGGAAGCTGGTGGTATTGGAATATTACATAAAAGTGGTGTGGATGATGACATGGAATTGCTGTCAAAGCTCAATTGGATAATGAGCCATTAAGGAGGGGTTATGGAATTGTTAGCAAAGTTTGTTCACGGGTCTCATCTGTATGGACTCAACACTCCAGATAGTGATATGGATTACAAAGGCGTCTACATGCCAAGTATGGACGATTATCTTCTATGCAATGTGAAGCCTAGTATCAATTTGTCAACCAATAAAACCAACCAGAAGAACGACTCATCTGATGTGGATTATGAAGTTTACAGTTTAAACAAGTTTGTTGATATGCTCGTTGCTGGTGAAATGGTTGCGTTTGATATGTTGTTTGCCCCAGAATCAATGGTGGAGTATTACGATGGTTCTGGTGATGTAATTCCACAAGATAGCCCAGAATTGCGCCATAACCCCGTTTGGGTTCTTCGTAAGTTATACACACACCTTTTTGTTAGTCGTGATATGAAGGCTTATCTTGGTTATTGTAAAAAGCAAGCAGCCAAGTATGGTATTAAAGGCAGTCGGTTATCGTCACTTCGTGCATTACGGTCTCAAGTTGATTACATTGACACAATTGAAGGTTTGTTTTTTAAAGGTAAGTTATCCGATGTAGTAGATAGTCTTCAGAACGACAAGTACTGCTTTTCTGACGGTGATAGTTATGTTGTGCTAGGAAAACGCCATCAATTATCAATTTCGTTTAGTGAATTTCGTGATCGCATTAATGCAGCTGTGCGCCAATATGGTAATCGAGCTAAGCTTGCTGAACAGAACGACGGTGTTGATTGGAAAGCAGTTAGTCATGCGTTTCGAGCTGGTTATCAACTGATTGAAATGTATGAAACCAATCGTATGGTGTTGCCTTTACCACAAGAACAGCGGGAAAAGGTTCTTGCTATAAAATTGGGTGAACGTGATTGGAATGATGTTAAGTCTGAACTTGAAGAACTTATCAATCAAGTAGAACTTTCGGCTTCGTGTTTTGGTCATTCGGGTGGCTCAGAAGTCACAATAAATTATGTCTTGATGAATTTAATTTGTAGGTATCATAATGTTCGATAAAATAACCACAGAAAATCGTTTGGTGGAAGTTAAAATACCACGCTCCGCCTACAAAAAGATCGCAAAAAACATTAACGTAAAAGTTAAGTGGTGGTGGTCTACGGATAGAATACGTAAATCGGTTGAACTAAAAATTTTCAAGATGTTGTCTTCGGAAATAGAAAAAGAAGTGGAAGGAATGATTAAAAATGCCTAGTTACACATTTTCATGTAAAGAAGAATCCTGTACAATGAAGGGTATGGAAATTGACGTTGTTAAGCGTATGACGGATCCAAACCCATGGTGCGTGTTGGTGTACTAAGCGGTCTCCAAAACCGTGACTTGTGGGTTCGAATCCTACCACCCGCGCCAAACTTAAAAAGGGGAGAGTGTATGAAGATCTCTAGATCATGGGCAATGCCCAACAAAAACACGTTCAGCATAAAGCCAATCAGTGAACTAGTTCAGCGAAAGATTGAAGAAGTTGATGGTGTTATCATTGACCCTTTTGCGAATAACAGCAAATTCAATGAATTTTGTGTGTATACAAACGATCTTGACCCAGAAATGCCAACCACACATCATATGGACGCATTAGATTTCCTACGATTATTTGATGACAGTAGTGTTGATTTGATTTTGTTTGATCCACCATATTCACCACGTCAGGTATCTGAGGTGTATCGAAGTCTTGATATGAGTGTCAATATGCAAACAACTCAGTCCAGTTTTTGGGGAAATTTGAAGAAAGAGATAAGTAGAATCGTTAAACCAAATGGTCAGTGTATTACGTTTGGGTGGAACTCCGGTGGTATCGGGAAATCGAATGGATTCGAGATAATTGAGATACTCATGGTCGCTCATGGTGGGTGGCACAATGACACGATTTGTACAGTAGAGGTGAAGCGTGACTGATGAGACGTACTACGAATCAATATTGAGCTCATGGAATATCATTGGTGAAGAAGTCGATTTTGGTGCTTGTCGGATTGAATGGCTCATCGCTGTTATCAAATCATTGGAATCTGATCTAGACCCAGAAGAAACTGGTACCCGATATGTGTTTCTTGAAGTCTATGCGGACGGTGAAGGAACTATCAAAGTCCAAGAATACACCACTGCCGACAAACATGGATCAGTAGTAGACACATACACTGCAGCTGTTTTTACTCTTGACAAATAGGTTTTGGGTATGTATTTGTTAAATATCCTCGAAATATATAAAAATATACTAAAATGACTAAATAGTAATATGAAACTAAGCCAATATGCAAAATTAAATTCCGTGACATATCAAACAGCATGGAATCACTATAAAAATGGATTGATCTCTGGTGCTTACCAATTACCATCAGGAACGGTCGTGATTCCCGATGGTGGGTCCAATGGGAAAACGGTGGTTTATGCGAGGGTATCGTCCTCACAGAATAGAAAAAATCTAAAATCCCAATCGAAACGGTTGGTTGATTTTTGTAATGCTAATGGTTGGGAGGTTTCCCAAGTGATAGAAGAATGCGGATCAGGAGTAAACGATAGTAGACCAAAATTATTAAAAATGTTGAAAGATGATTCAATTTCGCGTATAGTGGTTGAGCATAAAGACCGATTGACAAGATTCGGATTCAACTACATAAAAGAACTTTTCAAAGGAGAACTGATCGTAGTTAACGTTGTCGATACAGATGAAGAGGATATAATCCAAGACCTGACTTCTATAATAACATCTTTTTGTGCAAAAATTTATGGAAAGAGAAGGTCTTCCAGAAAAACCGAGAGATTGATAAGAGAGCTTAAAGAAAATGAAAAATGAAATTCTAAAAGCATTCAAATTCAGGATTTATCCTGACAAAGAGAAACAGGACAAGCTGAACCAGACGTTCGGTTGTGTCCGAGTGCTCTGGAATCAGCTTGTCCAGAATTTCGATTCTTATGGTACTGAAAACTATAAAGAAAAGTTTTCTGAGAAAGAAATCAAACAAAATCCTGTTCTGTTTTTCTTGTCCGATGTTTCTGCTGCGGCATTGCAGCAGAAACGCATGGACTTTTCTGAAACTACGATTCAATTCTTTAACAAGAAAAGAAAAGTTAAAATTGGTAGAATGAAATTTAAAAGTAAACGAAACAAACAATCATATCGTTTACCGAATCAAAAATTCTCATTAAACCAAGAAACAAAAACTATCAGACTTGAAAAGATTGGTCATGTTCCTGTGAAACTGGATCGCACCATTCCTGCTGACGCTGATTACAGATCAGTCACCGTATCAAAAACTCCAACAGGAAAATTTTACGTTTCAATTCTAGCCAAGATCGATGCCGATTGCTCTGCCAGTTTGAGGCAATAAATCGGCATCGATCTTGGTTTGAGCGATCTTTTCATTCTCTCAAACGGTGATTCTGTTTCAAATCCTAGATGGTTTCGCAAGAGCCAAGCGAAACTTTCTGGAGCACAGAAACACTTATCAAGAAAAAAGAAAAACAGTAATCGTTATGAGAAGCAGCGACTTAAAGTCGCAAAAATTCATGAAACAATTGTCAATCAGAGGAAGCATTTTCTTCATAACATAACAACAAATTTAATTAAGAATTTCGATGTTATATGTCTTGAGGATTTGTATGTGTCTGGTATGGTTAAGAATAAAAAGTTGTCCAAATCAGTTTCTGATGCTTCATGGTCAGAATTTGTATCCCAATTAGAGTACAAAAGCCGTTGGTATGGACGTTCGATTATTAAAATTGATCGCTGGTATCCATCATCACAGCTTTGTTCCAATTGTGGACACAAAGACGGCAAGAAACCGTTGAGTGTACGTGAATGGAAGTGTTCTAGCTGTGGAACTCATCATGACCGTGATCTTAATGCTGCTCATAACATTCTGAATAAGGGTTGGTCTGATTTAACAGGCCAACCAATTAAATTATCGGCAGAGTCTGTCGATTACGAACGTGGAGAAGACGTAAGCCTATTCTCGGTTCTAGAACCGAATTTAGCTGCTTCTGTGAAACGTTTAGATAAATTTATAGATTTATCATGACTATGGTGTTCCTAATTCACATCATCTATTTCACTCACATTTGATCTTTTGATCTAGGAGGAACTATGAACGACGATCCACTATACTTAGCGGCGATTAAAGCAGCTAACACTGAAGATAAAACTTGGAAACCATACATGTTCGAGCGAGTGCACAACGGGCTGATTGCGCATGGTTGTTCTACCACACAGTTTGTTCGTGGGTATAGAAAGGGTGAAACCAAGTACCTAACCAAAGAGAATCCGCTTACTGTTGTGGTTACATTTTCCATGGTTGATGACATCAAATTATCGATTGGTTGTGAAAATGAATAAGAAGCAAGCACTACAGAAGCTCAAGAGATTTCGATATACTTGTTGGTTCAGAACCAATGGGTTATGTTTTTATCTTGGTGATTTTGGTGTGCCATATTATGATTGGCATAAACATTTCCAAAGTTGGGAACACTATTCATCGTCCAAAATGTTTCCTGTCCCACATAGAAAGTACAGTGTGTATGTTGCATTTAACAAGACTGTATTTTATTTCAATCCATTGACTGAGTATGGTCGGAAGCGATATGATTTACTTAAACACGTCATTCGTGAATTTGAAAAAGAGATTGAAAATGAAGAGAAAGCTGAAGCACAGAAACAAAGTGAGAATGTCTAGGGTATTTTCTGAACACAATCATAAGAACTCTGAAATATTCAAAGTAACAGATGTGTTCTTTGGTGGAGTACCAAATAAGTCTATCCGCAATAGGGAAATTCGAGCGGTGAATGAAGCGTTACCATCAATGACGCCATGGACAAGGAAACATTTCGCAACAAGAACACTGTGTTTTAAACTGGATATAGGTTCATAGGAGATAATATGTTTTTTACGAACATCAAATTCTTCATTAAAAACATTTGGAGATTCAGAGAATTTCTATGGGCACATCGACCATGGGATTATGAAAACGGATTTCTTGCGTATAACAATGCGTCTCTTGGTGAAATTAAAAGGTGCTTGACCGAAAGAGGTATAAGACATGGGTGTCATCCCAATGTAATCAAGAATATTAGCATTTGTTTGGAGCTAATAAAAAGAATTGAAAACCACGAACACATTTACATGTATGATGAGTACTCATATATGAAATCCAAAAGAAAAAAGGGTGTTCCAAAAAGTGCGTGTCCATTCAAACAAGAAAGAAATGATTGGAACTATTTGTATCACTTATTGTCAAAGTACTCACAGAATTTTTATGACTAAATAAAATTGAAAATAGTTGTTGACATACTAAATGACATCAATTATACTTAATTTACCGTAGAGAGCAGTTACTTCAATTTCACGAGAAACTTGCACTGCTTTCGATTGAACTCGGTAGTCAATGGAAAGATTGGCGTATAAAATGGTTACTTCGCCTTCTAAGCGAGAGGTCGCTGGTTCGAGTCCAGCCATAACCGAAAGGTTGTGTAGCTCAGTTGGTTAGAGCGCTTATTACACCATTTTAGCTTGTTCCATCTTCCACCTACCTACAATGGATGTTGTGGCGTAGATTACAGTTACTTCAAACTTTTAATTTGACCTAGATGCTGTGATCGCCTGTACCCAACACCACCATAGCTACGGTTTAACTCTACACAATTAGGAGGTAAACCAAATGGCAAAGCTAAACCATAAACCACAATCAGTCCAAACCCATCAGGGAGCAAAGGCAAAACATATTAACGCAGAACAACAACTGCGCCGATCAGTTATGTCATGCTTGTTGTGGGAAAAAGAATTCTATGAGTCAGGAGAATCAATTGCTGACCGAATTCTTGCATTAGTTCCACAAGTTTCACCAGTGAAAGTTTCCCAGATTGCAATTGAAGCTCGTGAGAAGCACAACCTGCGTCATGTTCCTCTATTGTTAGCCGCTTGCATGGCTAAAGAGTTTCGTGGCCATACAATCGTTTCTGAGACGATTGAGCGTGTGATTCAACGTGCTGATGAGCTTACTGAGATTCTATCTATCCATTGTCATATCAATGGAGTTCCCACCAATAATGTAAAATCTGTACTATCTTCACAAATGAAGAAAGGTGTGGCTCGTGCGTTCCAGAAATTCGATGAGTATCATTTGGCGAAGTACGATCGACCAACCGAAATCAAATTACGGGATGCGTTATTTTTGACTCATGCCAAACCGAAAGATAAAAAGCAATCACTCGTGTTTAAGCGTTTGGTTGATGGCAAGTTAAAAACTCCTGATACGTGGGAGGTTGCGTTATCTACTGGTGGTGATAAGAAAACTGAATTCGAACGTCTATTATCAGAGGGTAAGCTTGGTTACATGGCGTTACTTCGAAATCTACGCAACATGGAACAAGCAGGTGTAAATCCAGATCTGATCAAGTCTGCAATTATCGAGCGCAAAGGTGCGAACCGTGTTTTACCATTCCGTTTCACTGCTGCAGCACGACATACGCCGCGATTTGAGCGCGAACTGGATGAAGCAATGTGTCACGTGATTGACTCTGGTGAGAAGCTATCTGGCACCACATTGGTTCTGGTTGATGTTTCTGCATCAATGGTTCACCCACTGAGTGTGAAATCTGAATTGAGCCGCATGGATGCTGCAGCAACATTGGCATCCATGGTAAACGGTGATGTTCGAATCTTTACGTTTTCTGCTGGAAACATTCGCTATTGGGGTGATGTGTGGGACGGAAAGCCTGTGACAAAAGAGGTTCCACCTCGTAAAGGTATGGCATGTATTGATGCAATCCGCACTAGCCAGTACCGTGGTGGTACGTTGCTTGGTCAGGCTGTAAAGGAAATGAATGCATTACCACACGATCGCCTGATTGTTCTAACAGATGAGCAATCAGGTGATCCAGTACCAGACCCAGTTGCTGAAAATGCATACATGATCAATGTTGCGTCTTCACGGAACGGCGTTGGTTATGGCAAGTGGAAACATATTGACGGCTTTAGTGAGTCTGTGTTAAAGTACATTCAGGAAATCGAAACAGTCATCGACTGATTTCTCTTTTTACTAGTTGGTGATGAAATGTTCGCCAACTAGTAAACTTTTCTTACAAGTTCATAACTGTTTGCTATGTCGCGAACATTGGGGGATAAAATGGCTATCACACCACAAGAAGTAGTTCAAAAATACGGGAAAGGGTTTTTCTTCAAATCAGATCTAGGCGATTATCTGTACGCACACAGTGAAGGCCACGTCTGCCTCATGGATGGGACGAATTGGCGTACCTTTGTTGACCCTAAGCGGGTTTATGAAAGCAACTGGACATACTTAGACATAAAATTGGATGCAGTTGATTCGATCATCTGGTATGGGACTAAAAAAGACGATGATGGATGCACAGTACCATCAAAAATTGGGGAAGCTTTCGAAACACTTCGTAGTCTTGCTGTCGAAACACAAACTGATATCATGTTTACTAATGACGGTGACATCCACATGAACTGTGACGATGATGAACGACAGATTACAGTGTCTGATTTTGATGCTGTTGAGAAGTTTCTAGAAATTCGGAAAACTTATGTGATTGCCCGTGATAGTCTTGGTCGATGGAGTTGATAATGAAACAAAGTATTGTATTGAAAATGATTGAATTAAATGTCCGTGCTGATGAGATATATCATTTGGGTAGCCAAGGAATTTTCCAAGAAGAAGGGTGGCCAGATGGTATTCGTGATGTGTTTGAAGATGACTTTGATGAAATGATTGAAGTTATTGGTATTAATCCAGATGGTACATGGTTTGACGACGTTTCTGACGCAATCCTTGAGGCAAATAAATTTGGATTCTTGGTGAAGTTCGCCACACCATTTCCAGTCAAGTTTGGTGAAAAGATGAAGTATCCATGGAGCACATATGCAACCAAGTGGTTTTATGGTGAGTCCTATGAAGATTTATGTGAGCAGGCAATTGAGTGGCGAATCATTTTGATTAATACTTGTCTGGAAAAGGAGTCATAATGAGACAAATCATTCGAAATGCGATTCGATGTCCAGACGGTACCGTGTTGGAATCGAAACATCAACACGACTATGTTTCACACGAGCAAAAAGATGGTCGCACATATTCAGTCGATGGTGGAACTGCCTATCAAAAAATTGGGTATACTGATAAAGAGTATGAAAATCTAATCGTCTATGTTGATGATGATATCTCAATCGTGCGTGAACATTTTATGTGGCTTCGCCAACTTGACAAAGATGGAGTGCCCTTAGATGCCCCAGAACTAGTTTATCTAAAAGACATTACTGACGAACATTTGGATGCACTAATTCAGTGGACATCAACGGGATATGCTGATTCAACTCATGACGTTATGGTTCGCGAGAAAGCGTTTAGAAACGACAATAAGTAGTACTACTTCTGGGGGAATTGGATTATGAGCATTGTTATTAACATCTTAGTTGGACTTGTAGGGCTGGTACTGATATTATTGGCGGTGGTAGCCGTAGCTGCTATCGCCATAGCTGTATCGTGGCTAATCGGTAAAGTGTTATGTAAAGTGTTTGGGGGACAGTATTAGGGATTATACTGATTGGATGGGGAACAAGGACAAATACACTCATACCACCATTGGAATCATTTACACCTTCATTGCTTGTTCTAGCGTATTATTGCTATACTTGATCGGCATCTCTATTGTCGGGGAACTTGGACTATGACCCACAAATTAACACCAGAAGAAATGACTATATTATCTCCTGAGAAAAAACAAGAGATAATCCAATGGGCTTATAATGAGCTTAATAAAAGAGCCAATAGTACCTACGGAGTGTTCGATGGGGATGAGTTATGGCATAGTGTGTTGGAAGAATTGGAGGGTGTGGAATGACGTTTATGGGAGTGGTGTGTGATGATTAAAGAATCAGTGTGTAAGCAAATATTGGAAGATATTGTAGACACATATAATGGGGTATGGTCAGCCCCGTCATTTCACATGGTTTATACATGTGGTGGTGGTGGTGGTGGTGTATCGGTCACAATAACTAAAGAACGGTTTGAAGATACTGCTGAGCGTATGGGCTATATTAACGGATATAAGTGGGGCGTGGAATATCCGACTTATGGCAAGAAGCCTGATATTATGGATGATGTGTTGGTTGAGTTCAAGAACATAGATTTTAAATGGGAGAGTTACGGCCATGAGTCTGATGCTGTTGAATCTTGGTTATGGGAGAACTCGGTGGCATTTAAAATCTATGACGAACGCTACAAACCGAAAGACCATATTGTTGACGTCAACAAAAAGGTTGACACCAACTGGCACGAGCGCGGGGAGAAACCGCCTATGAGTGAGCACCTCGAATTCAGATGGCCTGATGATGAAACATGGTTCGAATGCGTTATTCTTCCACATGATCGAATCGCTCATAATGGAACGTCGACGGGAGAATGGGAAGTGAGTGAGCTAAGAATCATGGACACTATTAAGTTCCGCCCCATCCAAACCCACCGCGATAAGGCGATTGAGGCGGCTAAAGTTGAGATCATGTCGGCTAAGTCGGTATTCAGGCTGAGTCGTGAAGATGAGATTACAATAGAAGCATTATACAATACAGGGATGCTTAAACTATCAGAGGATAACCAATGACAGTAATTGATGTTTATGCTCAGATCGTAAATTCAAAAAAGAAGTGACGGACGACTTTCAGAGGTAAGTATGGACGGTTATGTAAAAGTACGTATCAGAGATGATGTGCGGGAACGTGTGGCAGAAATTGTTAACCAAACGAATGAATGGTTGCGTTCTACTCCAAGATCTGAGAAAATAACCTATAAACGGTTTTTAGGATTTTTGTGGAAATATGATGTGCAGTGTACGGCACCATATAAAATCCAACAATTTTTATGTATTAGTAGTCCTGAACACCATGTTTACACTAACAGATGGTTTTCAATGATTAAAGAATTACACCTTTTCATGTCTGGTACTGAATGGGTCTATATGGGAAATCAGATGAAAGCCGTATATGATTGGGTTTTTGAAGAAGTATCTACAGTAACTTATGACTAAGAGGAGTTACGTTCTATGTTTGGTGGATTGCCTGCAGGCATAATTCTTGACTACGCAAAGAGTGTAGGTGTTTACTCTCAGCTATCACTGGATTTAGAATGTCCTCCATGGATTTTTGTAAATCCTGAATATCTAAGGTCAATACCAAGAGTCGTAAGTTGTGTGACAACCAATGGTGCGAATGGTGGTTTCTATCAAACTCAGGATCACCCGTCATTCCTTGCAACTCGAACATGGCTTGCTAGTAATAAGTACATTAAAGTTGTTGAAACCCATTCTAATGGTGATAGAGTGCTGAAGCCATTCTATTTCAATAACGTTTACATGGCACGAGGTGAACCATTTTTATGTGCAGCTGCTATGGCATATAAATATAGCAGTAAATACAACAACGGGAAACCATTACCAGAACCAAATTATTCTGATTTCCCTGAAACTTATATTGACAGTTCTGATGAATGGTGGTAGAATTACCCCATAGTATCAATTGCGGGTTAGAGGAGTCAGGTCGTCCTCGCTAGGCTCATAACCTTGAGATCGCTGGTTCGAATCCAGCACCCGCTACCAATTTTTAAATACGGGTGTAACTCAGTGGTTAGAGTGGCCGACTCATCAAAAGGTGACTTCGAGTAGCGATGCTCGTCGAATAAAGGGATTAATTCAGTGAAACCTAAGTTTACAGATGTATTAGGGTACGAAGGTATGTACTTCATTTATGATACTGGTGTAGTTCAGTCCTACGCCCGACCTTCAAAAAATGGAGTACGCTCCTTCCCTAGTAAAGTAATGTCCCCCTTTAATAATGGAACAGGATATTACCAAGTTAATTTAACTAATGCTAATAAAGTTCGTAGTAAGCACTATGTTCATGGATTAGTATGGGAAGCTTTCAACGGAAAAATACCAGAAGGTCTAGAAATCGACCATATTGACAATGATAAAAATAATAATAATTTATCTAATCTGCGCCTAGTTACTAGGAGAGACAATATGAAAAAGATGCTAGAAAATAACCCACATGTTAGGTATAACTTATTACACTGTGAATAAGGCAATACTGAGCGAAGCCAAGCAAGCGTGCTTGGAACGTGCAGAGACTAGGCGGTTAAGTACGAACTTACTTTATAATACGCCACTAACATCCCTCATCTCTAGTAGATGGTGATATAGTCCACGGAGTTGTGAAAGTAACACAAACGTGAATCGGTTTGTCGCTGGTTCGAATCCAGCCACCCGTACCATTTTTAATAAAAAGGGAAAATAAAGGGGGAAGAATGTCAATCTTACAGCAAGTTAAGCAGAAACGTAATGAGTCGCGTAATAAAAACGTACCAATCTATCAGTTTTACACTGTGATTCTTGGTGAGTTTGAGCGTGTTGCTAAAGAAGTGACCGATGACCAAGCATTAGCGATCATTAAGTCGAACATCAAGTCTCGAGTAGATGTATTACCGAAGTTGACCGGAAAGGCAAAAGAAGACATTCAGTCAGAAATTGATGAATTGTCAAAATTCATGCCACCATCGGTTCCAGATGCCGTCCTATTTGAGCTTGCAGAAGCCCATGACAACATCGGGGCGTTCATGAAGGCGGTAGGACAATATGCTAAAGAAAATGGCCTGAGCGTTGATGGGAGAGCTGCAAAAGAGGTTTTTACCTCTAGTAAATAGTTTGATAATGTCCTCATAACTCAGCTGGATAGAGTAGTAGCCTTCTAAGCTATCGGTCGTAGGTTCGAATCCTACTGGGGACGCCACATTCTAAAAGCAGTTGGATTTACTCTAACTGCTTTTTCATTGACCAACATCAACTATTATGTTACATTTCACTTTTAGTCCACAACCATGGGAGGTCTCAATGAAAGAATTTATCGGCGGCATTTTGTTCACGTTGGTTATTTTTATCACACTTGCGTATATGAATCCCAAAGAGCCTGAAGTCCAAATTACAATTGATAGGTGCGTTACCCTTGAAAGCAAACAGCTTCAATGCACATTATCAGATGGACGTGTAGAGTACCCAATTCATGGGGTTCGTGTTGATATGGAACGAGATCTTTGGGAAAACTACGGAAAAACTGCCAGATTTTAAGGAGAATGATATGTTTTTATTTGGAATCTACATTGGCGGTTTGATTGTGATGCTACTACATATCACCGTTATAACAGTCGATCGCTCTAAGCTATATGGAATCAATCCAAAAGAAATTATTGTGGACTGTATTGGTGTGATTGCTTGGCCTGTCAGTATGTCTATCGTTGTAGGGGTGTTTCTGTATGATCTAGCACGATCGTAAATAGATAGAAACATAATAATATGGTGAAATGAATGAATACTCAAAAAGTTTTAGAATCGGTTCGTAAAAATCTTGCGGACATTGCAAAAGACATAGAAGAGAACGGTACAACCATTACCGAATCAAGTCTATCTCGTCTTCATGAAAAGATGCAGGAGCGATCAGTGGGGATCATTAGCGCGTTTCGTGACTATCATACCCTGAATGAGAACAAAAAACGCAGTCGTGACCTCTACTCAGATTTAATGCGAGAAGACCGCACACTAAGTGTCACTAAAGTTAAAGGTGGTTACGTTGAAAACTACGGCACCCCAGATGCTGCACCGGTGCAAGAAGAATCATATTTCGTGGCGAGCTCCATTGAAGGTGATGACAAAGGGTATCTTGATCGTATTCTACAAAAGCTGGGGAGAAAATATGATCAAGACTCAGTCGCATTAAGCCCATTTGGTGATGATAAGTGGGTTCTTCTTGGTACAAACCGTGCAAAATTCCCAGGTTTTGGAAAACGACTACCTATTGGTAAATTCCGTGGTGGTCAAATTGGTGAATTCTTCACTAAAGTACGCAACCGTCCATTTGTTTTTGAATCTGGTGAAGTTATGATGCCACCAGCATCTGCAAACGGATTACGCGCACTCAGAGCAGAACTTGATAGTATCGATGAAGAGTACGGCACCGATTGGGATTAAGCCGTACTATTTTTATCTATGGCGGGTAACAGTGTGGCTGACCCGTTTGATGCCGCTTTGAATGCATTAATCACGAGGCGGATGTCTTCTTTACTTGCCCCATGTTTTTTCATTGCCGAAACAACCATTGATCGTTTGCTGGATAGCGAGCGAACTTTTTTCGTCAGTTCATCAAACTTTGAAGTAAACTGTTTCAGAGAATCACCTTTAATCCATCCATTAAATACGTCTAGCATGAGCTCATCACGCATGGCTACCATGTTCATCATATCCATATAATTCTCTGTCGCTGGTTGGTCATCAATCATCTCTGATAATTCTTTAGAAATCGTTCCTTTTTCTTTACTATTCTTAATCAGCCTTCTTGTTGCTATTTTCTTTGCAGCAATAGTTCCAGCAGCCCCGACTGCACCTGAAATTACAAAATGTATGATACTGCTTTCTACACCTCCTGTAGGTATTGCTGAAATTCCACGCTGCACACGATTGTAACCTACCCAGAGTGACGTATATTTAATCACACGACCAGCAAGAACACTTTTGCTATTTAATAGTGTTGAACATAACGCCACAGGATTTACTTTTGAAGTAGTGAATGAAAAAGTTTTTTTCACTTTTCGCCATTTCATTTTCTTGTATATGTCAAGTACTTTTTGAATTTTCACTGATTGGACCTCTTTGTTAAACATTAAGCATACGTATATTTACTGCTTGACTATAGTAGTCAAATCGGATATACTCCCCTAATCTTAATTAACAAAGGGGCGAACTTATGATTAAGCAGGGATTTCATTTTCTACCAGTACCACATTATGTGAAGGTTGGTGAAACGGGTCATAACAGTACCCGAGCAAAAGCGTACTGGAATATTGTAAAAATTCAAGACATCAACGACTATGCTGGGTATCGACATGAATTAACACACGTGATCCAGTTTTGGTTGATTGGTTTAATCTTTTCAATTCCAGCATTGTTTTTGGTACCATATGGTCTAAACTTTGTCGTTGCAGCCGGTGTGTTGGTTATGGCAATGGATGTGTTATATAAAGTTCCTTTCTTTCGAAAACATCTTGAAGCATGGGCAATGGCGGTAGAATGTCGATATTGGATGTATGACATGAACTCTAAAAGTTTCACACATCATGTTGGGAGATTGTCAAAGGCATTTTCCGAAAGTCCGGTATACCGGTTAGACATTTCAGAAGAAGATGCATTCTCACTCATCGTGAAATGGGATCGATTCCTTAATCGCATTACACGAGGTGACTGATGAAATATACTACTTATAAAATAAAGCGTGAATATGCTGACGAAGTTGAAATATTAACAATGCTATTTGGTAGTCTAATTGACGCATGTGTGTGGTGTGATCTTCATAGTAGTGAGCATGAACGCTTCACACTTCTACCAGACGAAGATAAGGATAGGGGTATTTATGATTGAGCAATGGGTAAATGGTGTTCCTCCTGCCGGAACACCTGCAAAAGTACATCATGATGGTAAATGGCGAAACTGTTACATCATCGGTAGTGATGGGCTGAGTGGAACCGTATATCGAATTGGTGATGAATTATTCACCAAATATGGTGTGTCTGATTTTCGTCCAATTCAAAAGCTACCGAATGATGTGTCAGAGTTCCCAGCAAAAGCAACTATTCTTTGTGATTATTTTTTGTGTGGTTGGACACCAACAAGTGTGAACAAAGGTGACACGGTTATCGTACATCAGACTGTGGATTTTGGGTATGGTTATGTCTGTTTGATTTCTGATAGTGAACTTAACGGAACTGGCACAATCATCTTTAGTCAATTAAGCTTTGAAGGAGTTGGAAAATGAAATTCGCAACAATTGAACATATTGAACATGGCATGAGTGTATGGTTAGATAGCCCAACACTAACTGAAGTTTTGGTTACCATTGAAATACTACGTGATCATGACCCTGATGTGGAATTGCCATCAGAGGGTATGGGGTGTCAAAGTGAAATACCCGTAAAGGATATCGACTTGGAGACTTATAAAACCCCGCTGAGGTCAGATAAAGTTACTTATCCAACGATCCCAGAAGGATTGGTTGACGCGCCATATGGTGATTACAAACTAACAATCAAATAGGGGGACGTGTTGTATATTGCTGTATATGGAACCCTAAAGAAGGGCTACTCAAACCATCGGGTGTTGGCCAACTCCGAGTTCATAAAAAAGATTGATATTCCTTCAATTGTGCTTTATGATTTGAAGTACTTTCCAGCTGCAAAATGGAATGGAGAGTTAAGCAGTAATTATGCTCGAGATGTTGAAATTTACAAAATTGATAGTCGAGAAACTGAAATAAATCTTGACATCTTGGAAGGAGTCAACTATTCTTACCCAGATGAAGGTTTGTATAAAAAAGAATACGTTGAAACTGAATTCGGTCGAACACTGATTTACATTTATAATGGAGACGTAGAAGGCGCTCCACAAATTAAGACCTTTTAACTTTCATTGTTGTTAGTCCTCGTTGTGGGCAGAAATCCCACATTTCATCCCCCGAATGTTGTAGCATCTGGGGGATTTTTTTTATCCCATTGTCACGTCATAGTAGTCGATATCACCACTAATACCATGGTCTAGATCTTCAAGCAGCTGGCGTTTTGCTTCGTTTGCTTCTTGAATCCATGCATCACCATTCAATGAAACTTCTCCACTAGGACCGGCGACTGTTTGAAACTTTCTATACGCTATCCCTAAAATCTGTTTAGCTTCAGCAATTGCCCAATCCTGAATCCACAACACATCCATATATTCTTCGTCTGATAGATCCTTGTAACACTCTAAAAACCATGTCTGGTTTCCTTTGGGAGGCTGCAGCAGTTCAATGGTATTCTTTCTCTTACTATGAATGAAGTCGACGTCATATGCTGAATACGTTCTGATTTTTTCGATGGTCTGCAACGTCAGTTCATATGATAGAAAGTTTGCAGTACCCTGCATGAACTGACAGTTTCCATTACCTGTGCCAATTCCTGAAAAAATGTTGTCGTATGCAATCTGACTGAATGGATCATTGACATTGAATCCCGACGAAGGACGAATGATTTTTACAATGGTGTCAATGTGACCTTCACTCGTCGGAGGTAGCTGGTATAACCGTTTACCTTTCTCAACGTCCAACTTAGCAAATGCTTTTTCATAGTTGTTACCACCACGTTGGATGAAATTTCGTTTTGCTTTGTTGAACGCAAACATGAGTGATTCATTCTCATCAAACTGAATATCTTCATGGTCACATGCGTACTGGACTGGGTCAAATTCCACATCAACCAATTGCCCACCTAGTGCGATGATGATCTCTCTTCTAAACTCTTCAAATGTCATGCTCTATCTCCTAAATTTTAAAATCGGGATCATCTAAAAATCCAGACTGCTTCTTGTCTCGGTAATCCACTTCTTCTGGTTCTGGTGGATCTTCATGCAAGCCCTCGGCTGGGACTTGCTGCTCAGCGTCTTCGTCAAATTGGTCTCTAAAGTCATCCATGATTGGTGCAGTCGGGTCATTCAATGGGATATCGACAGTACGTCTACTATCTTCTAATGGCTCTGCATGGACGATGGTTACAAACTTTTCTGCGTCTGTTTTGTGATCCACATCATTGATTTGCCAAAAGGAACGTTTGCCGCTAGAACTTTTTAAGAAAGGTATCTCAAATACGTCACCCACAATTAATGGACGAACCAGACATTCAAAGTCGCCAGTATAAAACCTAAAGATTGTTTCATTACCCAATGGGTCAATGACATCAAAACGTGAGAAGTCTGCTTTAAAGTCTGGGAAAGGTTCGAAGCCAACTGGAAGTTTGACAGGGGTCTGGGTGTAAGCACGATCGGGAACCTCAAAAAATGTTGAGTTTCCTAAATCAAAAATACTGGGCTCATCTCTGTTCCGATCACCAAGGTATAAGTAAATGTCAGCAGACTTGAATGTTAACCCGTAAGCTTCACGTGTTAATCTCTTCTGCATTTGTCGTGTTTTTGTACCGTATACGCCGATACGTCCAAATCGTCTTTTATCCATCATGCGCCTATAATAAAAATAGCTTACCAAGAATATCAAACGTATTATCAGAACTTGGCTTATCTGACCGATCAGTAAATCGCTTCTTGGCAATTTGGTGTCTTCGTGTCGCCATTCTTCGAACATCACGACTCACTTGGTTTGCAATTCGTCTACGTGGGTCTTTTCTAAATTTCTGAATGGGAACAATGTCAATTTCATTAATGCCGTCTTTGTCTAACCATAAACACACTGGCTTCTTTTGTTTGATTAAAATTCCCGTACCATGTGGGTCGTTGAATCCGTTGTACCCCAAATCAAATAGAATGCGTCGCCAATACTTAGACGCATACCGTCCACCTCGAGCATTTGCTATTTTTCTTGTAATTTCCCAGAATCTATGAAACATGGTTCGAATGCGTGACTGAACAGACACTTTATTCACCACAGAATCGATATCCTCGGGTTCTAAGTAAGAAAGTGTGTAAAGGGACTCAATATCCTGTTTAAGGTCACTAGAGTCGTACTGGCGAACGTCAGCTAGGAATTTTCTACTTTTGTATGTCTTATTAATTCTGAACACATTCCCATAGAACGTAGATGATTGAATTTTCCGACCCACGACATCATTAATGGCGTGGCAAATCAGCCCAGCAGGACGAACCTCTGAAGAGTTTGGCTCATCAGTAGAGCGACCATCGTCCGTGAATGTTACGAACAAATCGATTCGCCCATGGTAAAGCAGTCTGAGTTCAGAGACGTCCATATACGACGCTGCACTAAAACTCTCGTCAATAATTTCAGATACTGGTGTATTCAGATCCATTAGTAGCCTCGGTTCAATAGTCTGTAAGTATTTAGTCGGTAAATAGATGCATACGAATTGATAGCTAGGAATTGTTATGACACTGTACCCATATGTGGAAGGTAACCAAATTGAGAAGTACATTCACCAATTCATGCGAGTGTTCGCAGGATTTCAAGTACGTTCTGGTCGAATGGTGAATGGTGACCCAGAATTAAAAAGAGTTTGGGTTCATTATGCAGGAATGGATCGCATGATTGCTGCATTAATTAATAAGAACACCAATCGTCAAAACGTTTCATTACCAATCATAGCAGTTGACCT